GAAGAAAAGGGGCTGAGAAGTCTCTGCTAACAAGTTTATCAACATTTGCTAATTTGTAGTAAATGTCAGGTGTTACAACCATGTATCTTTCAGTTGACGGAACATCATTCTCGTCTAACTTTTGGATAGCTTCAAATACAGAAGCAATTAAGCTGTTCATATTTGTATCAGCGTCAGCGTCTATGATTTCTGTACCTGCACCAGTGTCTCCACTGATATTTGCAGAACTTCTACTCGCTTTAACGATTAGTTGAAGTAAGTGCTTATCAACTTTTTTTGCTAATGCTCTACCCATCTCATTTGAGAATATAGAACGTACATCAAAATGATTTTTTAACTCATCAACTTCAGCAACGAATGTTGAAGAAATAAGCATATCATCAATGTTAATTAGCTTTTCTGTTTGTTTAACAGTTGACCCTGTTATCTCGTTTCCTGCTGTATGATAGTCTGCTGTAATCTTACCAGTGACCGGAAAAGAAGCAGATTTACCTTGCTGTATATTTCGCACAGTAGTCATATTCATCATTTGGTTTTCTCTACCAAAAGCTGATAATACTTCACCACTGAAGATTTTTAGGAAAAGAGCATTAGCGTCACCTGTTGCTAGGTTTTGACCTAGTCTTGTTGGTGTAGCGTTTGCCATAGTTTATTTTCTCCTTATAACTATTTGTTTATTATCAACTTATCTACTTTCATTCCTAAGTTGTCACTCGTAAGTGGCTAAGTTAGATTTTAATAAGTACACCCCTCTTATGAGAAGTGGTGTTTATTTGTGAAATCTTTTTGACATTATTTTCCAAAATTCTTCATTAGAAATTTTTTTCTTTTTCTTTCTACGAAATCTTCGTGCCGAGTTTCCACGACCTGAGAGACCAGTAGACTGGCGAAAGTTTTTTATTTCCTTTGACATTGGCAAGTATAGGTTTCATTCTATCAAAAAATGCTTTTCTTCTTTTAGGGTCATCACGCTTGATACTCATATTAGCGTCACCAAATCTTACAGTCTTTATTTTATCGCCATCTTTAACAAAGACTTTAAATTTTTTATTCCCTTTCGTTTCACGAATAATTTTATTTAATGGTTTTTTATCTTCCACCTCTATTTGCCTTTTTGAAACTTCTTCTTTTTGATTTATTCATTGATGAAAACTTAGGTCTTTTCTTGCTTTGGCTAGTCTTTTTAAATCTACTGCCTGTCTCGTGTTCTGTTTTATTGAGAAGATTATTCTTCTTCTTAGCCACCTATTTAGTAATTTTTAATGCTTCTTTATGTGCAATTTTAAATGACTTACCCTTATTCATCAAAGCGTTCATTATAGCTATATGTTTTTTGCTATGACTTTTACTTGCCTGTCTTAATAAATTTTTTTCTTTTGGGTCTATTTTAGCTTTTGAATGTTTCATTATTTAACTTTTAGTTTTTTCTTTTTGTTCATAGCAATAGCAGATTGTTGTTTTTTACTTTTACTATGTTTTTTGCCTTTTGCTTTTTTACCTGAGTGATACATTATTTTCTCCTTTTAAGAACAGTGTCAGTTATTTTAACTCCAAATGACGCTGACACCATTATAGTAAATATATACCATACGAAATCTGGTAGTTCTTTTATTACCTCTATCCATTTACGAAGCAATTCTTCTTGACCCCATAAAGGAAGTGAAAACAAAAATAAAAAGAAAGCTAAAATTATTTCATCTTTAAAACTATCTTTACTTGCTTTTATATGTTCTTTTTGTATTTCAGTTTGAAGTTCTATCTCGATTGCTCTACGCTTTTCTCTTTTATCATTCCAATGTTTAACTGCGTCTACTGTTGTTGATAACAAAGTTTTTGCGAGAACATTCCAAATCATTAAATTACTGTACTTCTAGCAAGTTTTTCTTCTACTTCTTTTCTATAAGCAGGGTCTTTTGAATATCTTGGGTCATTCATAGCGTCTGTAACTTGTGCTACAGAACCAAAAGTATCAGTGTTTGTATTATTAACACTACCCTCAAACATATTTTGTTGTGGATTATTTGGTGACATACCTGCTCTTGCCATCAGACCTTGAACTGCAATCTTAACTTGTTCAGTACTTCCATTATCTATTGTATCATTGAAAGCGTCTTTCTCTGCTTGATTTAAATTTTGAGAAGACCATTCTAAAAGTTGTGCATAGTTTTCTTGGCCACCAACAACATTCTGAACTTCAGATACATCATTGTCTGCAAGTGCTTTTTGACCTGCAATATAACCATCAACTAAATCTTTAGGTAAACCCAAAGCGTCTAGTTCTTCATAACTTTTATCTGACAATTGATTATTTTCTATAAACTCATCATAGTATTTATCTAATTGTTGTGTCTCTACAGGTTCTTCAGAAGTTTGTTCAACAGGTTCTTCTGCTTGTTCTTCTTGTGGAACTGACATTTTCTTTTCAAGTTCGCCATACGCTTTAGCTAATTCTTCAGCAGATTTAAATTTTTCTGGCAACCAATTAGGTCTAACTGGTTGTTCAGAAGTTTGTGATAAATTTTCTGGTTGAGAAATATTTACAGTTTCACCATTATTATTAACAACACCCTCATTTACATTTACACCTTGTTTAGCTAAATCTTCCTGAGATTGTTCTAATGTTTTATTATTATTATCCGGATTTATTTCTACTCGTTCTGTACTCATAACTTTTATTCTCCTTGATTAAGTTGTACGTTGCCCTCACCATCTACACTTGTACTAACATTAGAATTGGCTAATTGTTTTCCCATTTCTATCGCCACTCTTGGGTCAGCTAACATTTGCTGTGCAGTTTGTTGTTGTTGGGCTTGTTGGGTTTCTTGTTGGATTTGTTCTTCAGTCTTAATTAATCCTTGAGTATCAATTTGATTTGCAACTGCAAATTTCTTAATAGCGTTATCAAGGTTAATAAATTTACCTAGTGTTTCTGAACCTAATGTACCTGCAAGGTCTGAAAGGAATTGAAGTAATTTCAATCTATCACTGGCTCTACCAAGTGCTTCCATACCAACAATAATTTTTGTTTTCACAATATCTTTTGGAAGTTCTGGTAAAAGTTTCTTTTGCCTTAATGTAGCTAACTTACTTGTTAGATAAGGCAATTGAAATTCTGTTGTAAGTATTCCGTATACACCACCCAAAGCGTCTTGAAGTTCATTAGCAACTAAACTTACTTCTGTTGCTGTCACTCTTTCTGCTTGTCGTTGTACACTAGCATTTAGAAGAAAAGCAAACTGTAATCGTTGCTCTATTCTATTCATACTTTCTAATGCTACTCTAAAGTCACCAAACTTATTGGCTTGTAAAACTGAAACATCACCTGCACTACCCTCAATGATTGCACCATTAGGTGCTTTCGCTAAAGCACTGGCACGTGTAGTTCCTGACGGATTAACCATTAGAAGCATTTTTGCTGAAGCAGAAGAACCCTCTAATATAGAACGTGATAATCCCTCTAAGGATTTCAAGTCACCGAGATAAGATTCTACGTGACTTCTACCATAATTCATACCATCAATTCTATTGAACCTTAACGCTATGAATGGTGATTTATCTAAGTCATAAGAAGTTTGAAAAACAATTTTTCCTTTAACTTCTTGCATAACAGAAAATTTATTTTTTTCTCTACGTACACAAGTATATAAATTTATAGTTTTTTGTTCGTCTGTAATTTGATTACCTACAGCTTGTGCAATTTTCTTTGGTAATGTTGTTGGTGATAAACTTTCTTTAATTATAATTTTTAAAACTTTTCCTTGATTGTCTCTTTTAATTACATAGTTTTCTAATCTATAAACTCGTAAACCATCTTCAGTTAATTTTAATAAAACATTTCCTGATACAATTAATAATTTTAATGCTTCATAAAAAGCAACTCTATCGTTATCACTTTCAATGCTATCCATGACAGCTTTTTCTATTTTAGCTAAACCTTGTTCAATTGTAGCTTTCTGTCTTGGGTCTCCTTGAATTGATTTATAAACTAATTCATCAACATCTAATCTAAAAAATGGTGCTTGTGGTGGAAATAAAGCTAACATTAATTTACTAGCTAAATTCATCACACCTCTAGAACCAACTGATTGATATGGTGTTGGATAATTTGTTGCTGAGTTTGAACCTTTTTCTGGTACTAAATATGGAATGGTAAGTTCGGCACTATCTCTTGCTCTTTCAAGATAAATTTCTCTATCTATCTCCATCTTTTGGTATTGACTTTCAATAGACGCTTTATCATCTATGATAGTATCACTACCAAATTCATATCTCATTATGCACTCGGAATATTAAGACCACTACTTGTAAGTCCTGAAGTGGCTAAAGGTATTCTTAAAGACCCTCTACCAACTCGTCTTCTTGCTACTCTTGAAGCAACAGAAGTATTTCTACCAGACGCTTCCCCAGTTGCCGAAGTCGGTGCTACTTGTTTAGTTGTAGCATTTGAAACACTTGGTGGTGTAGCAGGGATTGGTTCTGGTGCAGGTGGTGGACTAGGTGGTTTTATTGAAACACACATATTTATTTTCTCCTTATATTATCAAAAATTATTCGTCTTCCTTATCTTCATCTTCATTATCTTCATCTTCATTGTCATCATCTTCCCAAGAATTTTCATCTTCAAATTCAATAGATAAATCTTCCATTGTGTGACCATCTTCGTCTTTGATTACAATTTTATTTTCTTCAATAAGGTCTTTTAACGCCTTTTCTACTAACTCTTTAATTGATTGTGCCATATTAATTTTCTCCTTGTATTTTAAATTGTTCTTTTAAATGATTAACAACTGACCTTTGTCCTGATTTGTAAAAGATTTCTTTATCTGTATCTTTTAAATCAGCACATTTGTCAGGAAAAAGTTTATCTAAGTAATCAATCATTTCTTCAGTAATTACTGGTATTTTACTCTTTGTCATTCTTAGATACTCCTAAAGTGGTACTTAATTTTGATTTTTTGTCTCTTGCTTCTGCAATATGACCTGCAATTGCCTGATAACCCACACCATCAATATAGTCATCAACATTGTGTGTACCTGCTTGTGACCTTGCAATCTTTAACAAGGTCATCAATTGTGCAACATCTTCAGCAGTTAAATTAAGTACAGCTTGAAACTTGTTTGTAAGATAGGCACTAAATAGTCTAGCAATATTTTCATGGTTTATTATTTTATCACCATGAGTTTTTGCTCTATCGTCACTTACTAGCTGTTCGGCTTTCTTCAAAATTTCTGTAGTATTCATATTTATAACTCCATAATTTAGGTTCTTGTTTTTTGTAGTCATACTCACCCTCTCTAAGTATTCTTGCTAGTCTGCTTTGATGGTAAGCGTCATCAATTGTATAACCATTTCTAGTATACTCTTGTAAGACTGCTTCCCACATTTGAGATATGTTTTTCTTTTCAAGTAATATTCTTGACGCTTTAACTGAACCCACACCTTTACACCCAATATAGCCATCAGCTTTATCGCCTGTTAATACTTGAGTGCAAAAGTTAAGGTCGGCTTTTGTTTTACTAACTAACTCTATTTCATCATCTATAATGAAACAGTGCCAAGAGGGAATAGTCCTCATATCTTTATCACCAGAGACAACAACACAATTGTCTTTGTATTTACCAGTGGCTAATAATCCAATGGTGTCATCACCCTCAAGATATGGGAAACTTAGAGTTTTATGTGTTTGTTCAATCCAATATCTTAAAGGTTGGTAAGTTATTGGCTTTCTAATATTTTTTCTAAAAGATTTATATTCTAAATCTAATTGCTTTCTATAATTAACAACATCAGAAAAACAAATAATTGCATTTGCTGAACTCGTATATCTTAAATAGTAAGCTATGGATTGTTTCCAAAATTGCTTACATTTGTCTAAATCACAATGAAGTGTCCAAACATTATCTTCCCACTCAATAGCTTCTTCTAATGCAGAAGTAATCTTATAAGCGAGTAAATCACCATCAACCAACATCATTTTAGTTTTGTTAGCATGGAACTCATTTATATTTTTCATAACTTTATCTCCTTTAATTTAAGTACATTTGATTTTGGTATAACTGTAGAATTACCACCCTCATTTACGCTTCCGTCTTCATTAAAATTAATATCTCCAACTAAAACATATTTGTTATTTTTGGTGCTAATTAACCAACCCATAGTTATACAGATTGCAGGTTTGGATTTTGCTATGTGTGTAAGTGTACTCCACGAACTGTCAGAAACTATATCTGACCACCACACTTTATAAAATTTATATGGGAAATCATCAGCGTCTATATCTGGTAATACAAGTTTACTTTTTAATTTAGATTTCATAATTTAATAAATGTTCTTTAGGAATTATGTGACCTCTAGCTTCATAGTTATCTCCACCACTTTTGATGGGATATTTCTTCATAAGTTTTTTTAGAATTTTTGTAGATATAAGAACCCAAGTCTGCTTATTACGTTCTTCTTTATGTAAGCAGAAAGCATAATATTCTGCATGAGTAATATTAATACCAGAGGGTTTACCCCTGTCTTCTATTTCAACAAATACATTACCTGTCTTTTCACATAATCTATCTGTCTTTACTTCAACTTTACCCTCAATCATTTGTTGAAGTTCGTTTTCATACTGTTGTCCAAATTTTAAATCTTTGTCAAAATGAGGTCTTGCTTTAGTGCGTGTCACTCCAATTATTTCCTACTTTTATTTCTCCATCTAAAGGACATCTAAAATTAAAATGGTCTTGTGTTTTTTTGAAAATAGATTTTGTTATCTCTTTGAATTTTTCTACTTTGTCTTTCTTAACAACGAACTGTATTTCATCATGGATATGTAAAACTTGTGCATAATCTTTAGCCCATTCAAATCCTGCTTTATGTAGTTCTTCATTAAGAATAATTGTTCCTTGTTTTACCAATAAACTTCCTGCTGATTGAACAAGTGTGTTGAGACTGCTGTACTCTGCACGACAAATTAATTTTCTTTTGTCTAGTCCATTGATATAACCATTTCTTCTAAATTTAGAAGCAACAGCGTCTTTAAGATTTTTTAATGCAGGTAATTTTTTCTCAAAAGTTTCTCTTATTCTTTTGGCTTCTTCAGTACTGACTTTAAGTATCTCACCAAGTTTTTGATTTCCTGCATTATATAACCAAGCATATATAAAAGTTTTAGCTTTATTACGTGTGGAAAGTCCGAGTAATTTTTGATTGGTGGTATGTATATCATCTTCAAGTAATGTTTTAAGAAAATATCCGTTGTCATATACACACAAGTAATGAGCCACGACACGCAACTCAAGACCAGAAAAATCGACACCACACATATCCATATCGGAAGTAGCAGTAAATAAGGAACGAAGTTCTTTACCATAAGGAAGATGGCTTGAACAAACTTGTGCAAGGTTTGGATTAAAATGTGTACAACGCCCTGTGACTGCACCATTTGTATTAACTTGTCCATAAATTTTACCTTTTTTTGTTAGTTTTAAATACGCTTGTTCACCATCTGAAAGTTGACCAAGTCGTTTTTGTATCATCAAATATTCTGAAATAACTTTTGCTTCAGGATATTCTAATGAGTTTAATATTTTTTCACTTACCTCTGGTTTACCTGTAGAAGTAAAGTCTTTGGGTTTCCAACCTAGAGTTTGTAATCTATTAGCTATGTGGTCACGAGAATTAGGATTAAACTTTACAGTTTTAAATATTCTAACTGGTACACCTGCTTTAATACCTTTCTTTTTGTTATCTCTTTTATATCTTTTATAACCTTGTGACTGTTGCCAGTCAGGAAAAACTACAGCTAGATTTTCTTCTAACTGTAGTCTCCTTTTTGTTAGGATAGATAAAAGGTTCTCAGCAGAACTCTCATCAAAGTAAACACCAAACCTTTCTTGTTTCCTAATCCAATGTGCAAATTTATGTTCTAATTCAATTGCTTCTTTTGAATAATTAGTAGCAATTATTTGTTGATATAATTTATATGTGACTTCAACATCACGTTCACAATAATCTTGCATATCCAAAGTCCATTCATCAAATGTATTGAACTCTTGGAAATCACCTTTACGTAAACCTAATCTATATCCCCAACTTTCTAGAGAATGTCTGCCTATTAGTTTTGGTGGTACATCTTTTATTTGAAAATCTAGTTCTTGTCTGTTTGTATATATTAGTCTTGAACATAAAAGAGTATCAAGTATTTCACCTGTATAATTAAAATTAAAATATTTTTTTATAGCAGGTAAATCAAACCCTTGTATATTATGGCCAACTAATAGTGTTGCTTTGTTTAGCAACTGTAGACTTTTAGTTAAGTTGTCAGGATTATATGAATAAACTTCTTCAGTTTCTATATCCTTAAAGACAACACAATGTATCTTAAAGTCTAGCTTATCGAGAAACCCATTGGTCTCTACGTCTATAACTAGTTTCATTAGTGTATTAAGTGAATAGTAATTTTCTCAGTACTAGGTAAGATTTCTCTTACACTTCCTATTGCTTTTGTAATTACTTCTTGTGCTTCGCTATCTCCACACATAATTACTGGATAACAATTTTCATATTTAATAGAATTATAAATTGCTATCATTATTGTTTTACAAGTATGAAAGATTAATTGTTGTTGGTCTTTATCAAGAGAAACATAATCATCTTTCTCTACTAAAAAACTTAAAATAAATTTAGTGAGTAGTGCTTCATTCATCAAAGTTTCCCTCTGATAAACGCCCAGTGTCTTTGTTCCAAATCAAATCACAAGCAACGCCAGTCTCACCAGTAAATCTATTTTTTAAAACTCTTGCAGTCATAATATTACTATCGGTTTCTGATTGTTGATTTCTTTCAAAACCAATAACTGCGTCAGATAATTGTGCTAGTGAGTGTGAACCTCTAAGGTGTGATAAAGAAGTTTGAAGTCCATCTTCATGGCCTGTTTTACTATCAACTCTTTTCAAGTGTGATACTACAAACATTCCACAATTAAGTTCTTCAACTAACTTTCTAAGGTTAGTCATAGTATTATCTATTAGTCTTCTTTCATCACCCTCAGAGATACCAGAGATAACAATGGATATGTGGTCTAAGAAAATAAATTTACAATTCAAACCTTGAACCATAAATCTAATTCTATTTAGTAAGTCTTCACTATCTGAACTTCCAAAGTGGTCATAGAAACAAACTTTATCTTTTATCTTTTCCCACTCAGCAATAAGTTCTTCTGTTGGAATACTTTTTCTAACTTCTGGTATGTGTATAGGTTTGTTTACTGCTAGAGATATTAAACCTCTAACACTTCTTTTAACACTTTCTTCTAGTGCTATATAACCTACCTTGTGTCCTTTGTTTATAATGTCGATAGCAAACTCACGACAAACTTGTGACTTACCTGTGCCTGAACCTGCACATAATAATACTAATTCTTTTGGCCTTATACCTGATAACTTTTCATTCAATCCATTATAAGGATATGGAACACTCTCTACAAAATCATCATTCAATAATAAATCTTTTGTATCAACACCCTCAATGATACCTTGTGGTGTATAGTGTTTAGCTTCAAATATTGCGTCTACTATTTTAGTAGCTTTACCTTGTTGTAATAATTCGTTTGCGTCTTTACCTTGTACTTTAGCTATAAATACTTTTCTTACTGGTAATATATTTGCACATTCAACAGACGCTTTCATACCTGCTTCGTCTGTATCAAACATCAAAACTATTTTTTCAAATTTAGATAACCATTCTAATTCTTGTTTAATATATTTTTTTGCTGAAGCTGTACCACTTGGTATAGATACTACTGGATATTTATTATTGTTTACTTGTGATACTGAAAGACAGTCTAATTCACCCTCTGTGACGACCAAAACTCTGCCACCATCTCTCCAGTTTTGCTGTCCAAATAAAGTAATCTTATTTGTATCACCAACCCATTTAAAAGATTTATCTGGGTATCTTAATTTTTGTGCAACCTTATTATAATTTTTATCATAGTAATTAGCTATCTGTACTGGTCTTCCATCACATTCACCAACTTCATAATTAAAAACTTTACAGGTTTCCTCATTGATTTTTCTTTTATCTAATCTTTCAATGTTTCCTATTATCATATCTCTAATCACCTGTTCTGTTTGTTGGGGAAGTTCGTTATTTATTTTTTTAAACTCGTGGCAACCGAAACAATAAGTATGGTTCTCGTATAATCCGAGATTGTCTCGGCTACCACAGTTTTCACAAGGGGCATGACCTAAAAATTTTTCAGCAGTTTTCATTAGAGGAAAGGAAAAAGCTAATCCAACTCCTGTAAATCTTTATCGTCTGTTAAGCCATCTTGGAACTTGTAACCTTTTATATCTTCGTTGAGTAAGTACTCTCTGATATTTATGTTAGGACAAGTCTTTGCTTCGTCTAACATATAGTGACCCACTATTTGTGCGTCTGGGTATTTAATTAATAATTCTTCTAAAACTTTTTTTAAACTTTCAAATTGTTCAGCAGTAAAATTATCTTCAGGTTGTTTCCAGTCTTCTTGTTTAGCACCACCTATAAGACATAGTCCATAAGAGCAGTGATTATAACCTTTGACGTGTGCCTGTACTTCATCATCTGCACGACCTTGTTCTACTTCTCCATTACGTTTGATTACTTTACCATAACCAATTTTAAGCCAACCAAATTCTCGGTGTACTCTATCTATTTCTTTTGCACCCCAGTCTTGACTTGGTCTTGTCTGGGAACAATGAATGACAATATATTTAGTTTGTTCTCTAGCCATGTTGTTTACCTTTAATTTCTTTTAACCACTCTTGTGGAAATGTTATCTTTGTTGATTGAATACAATGATATTTAAAACCAAATAACTCACACCACTTTCCATAAGTTGTTTTTGATTTTTTACCTATCTTGTTTTTTGAATTTGAAAATATAAATCTAATATCTAATTTTGGGTTCTGCTCTTTTATAATCTTCATCTTCTTTCTGTCAGCAGAATTGAAAGCACCTTTTGTTTCTATAATAATATTACAATTATTAAATGGAAAGTCAGGTGTGTACGTCTTCTTCAATGCAGGTTGGAAGTAAACAATCTTCATACCCTCATAAGTAAAATTAATTTTTACTTTGTTAAGATAATTGAAGACTGCTTCTTCCAATCCTGATTTTAAGACAGCACCACTAGAAGTCTTTACTCTCTTGAACTGGTGTCGTTTCATTCGAGACTACTTCTGGTTTAGGTGCTGTTTCATAGCCATCTTCTTCTTTGAAAAGATTGCTGTCTTTACCCTGAACGAGTTCTAATACTTGAACAGCTTTTAACCTAGCTGTGATACCTGCACCTAGCATTGGTGTATAGTAGGGAACTAAATTGTATGCTACTCGTATCTTAGAACCACCCCATATCAGAGTTGAGAGAGGTATTGGGGTTTTCTTTGCGTCAAACAATTGGGGTCTTTGACTAAATTTTTCTTTAGTCTTTTGATTAACCCCAGTCGCTTTCATTTTATACTTAAAGAAAACAAAATCATTTTCCTCAGTATATGGTTGTGGTGCATTTTTTATACCTTTACCTTTGTGACTGTCCGAAGCTAATTTTAGACTGTCATCTATCGCTTTAGTATATAACTTCAGCATTTCAGAAGCGTCTGACTTAGCAACTTTTAGTGTCACTTTATATTCACCTGCTTCGTTAAAACGAACATCAGGTTTATTAAGGTGTGGGTATATAGCTTCACCAACAACCGATATGTTAGTGTCTGACATATATTACTCCTTTTGTTTTGGCTATGTAGCCATAAGTGGTACTTTATTTACACTAGTGCAAAGGTCTAAACACAAAAGAAAACTGACTGTTTTACTAAAGATAAATCAAGGCTTCCTCTTTCTGGTATATTAGGAAACTTCTTTAAATTCTTAGGTGAAAGCATATCTCTCATTTCTTTAGCAAAGTTAGTTAATACATCTTGTTCATATACTTCACAAAATGCTTCTCGTATTGCTTCTGATAGAAGTGCTACATCAGTTGCAACACAACCAAAGCTATCGTGTATTAAACTAAAATTAGTGACACCTTTTTCTTTTGCTTTTACTACTGCTAGTTGTAATACACTTGCGTCTAAACTATGTATAAAGTTTGGACAAATACTTTGTGCTGTTTTTCTTGTATCTATTTCTTCTGTATCAGATTGAATAGATAATTTAATTATACTATCACCCATCTTTGTCTTAACTCTTTTACTTTCTTTTTTATAACACATCATTTGTACTGGGAAGTTTAATGGATTAGGTGTTGTCCAACATACAGGTAAGTTTTCTGAAGCAACTAATCTTGAAACTTCTTTTAAAAATTTCATAATTTGTTTTGCACCAAGTATAACTTCATTGATACTTTCCCAAACAATTGGTGTTAAGTAGTTTGTTGCTTTAAATAAATCTCTACCGAAGTTATGTTGTACTCCACGTTCTTTAAATTCTTTTTCAACGTGGTCTTGTAAATATTGTCTACAAGAATATTGAGTTAAAGAATATGGTAAACAC